GAGATAGCGACATTTTTTAGATGCTCCAGTGTTTTAGCTAACCCAGCATTTGCACTGGTCATTAGCGGATTGTCCATGATGCCTGTTAGACTTACACCTAGCAGACGCTCTTCTTCCGTATTATCTGCCCAATCCTTGGATAGGTACGGAAACTTTGTATAGGTAGATTGGATCGTACCTAAGATAGTCGCATATTTTACCTTGCGTTCTATGTCTTCAATAGTATCGGTTGCACGTACTACGCACTCAGTAAGGTTGCAGAATTGCGCATTTTTGAGGATGATCTCACTGCAAGGATTCGTCCCGAAGTCACTCTCTGGATTACGACGACCATTCTTTGCGGCTTGCTTCTGTGATGCCTGACGATTAAAGATACCTCGTTCACCTGATTTACTTTCGATCAATGCTGTCCACTCACGCATGAATGTCTCTGCATCTGGCTTATCGGTGTAAGCGACAGAGTTGTTAGCCAAGGCACGATGTCCATAGTTCTCCCACCATTGACCTGACTTAGCATGACGCATTTTGTCGTCTGACAGGTTAGACAAGCTAATCATAGCACTACGGCGTACACCACCTACAACCACAATCTCACCGATCTTACACATAATGTCGTGACACTCAATAGATGTCAGCTTACGTCCTGTAGCATTTAAGAACTTATCGACAGTGAAGTTGAACAAGTCTACCAAAGGTGCTGGCCCTGATGCACGACCACCAAAGGTCTTCAGTCTAGCACCTGCAGGTCGTACTTTGGATATGTCCCACTTAGGAATCTCACCTGACCATAGTAAAGCTAGTAGTTGACGGTATGCTTTAGCCCAACCTTCCTTACTATCCTTCACTACGATTGTTGTCTCAGACTTAAATATCTTCTCTGGTACTTCTGGTAGCTTTTGGATATACTGTCGTTCAACAGAGAACCCTACCCCTGTACCACACAACAGGATAAACATAGCTTCATCAAAGCGTTTAGGTTTGTCTACAGCCACGTAAGAACAGTTGTACATACATGTATTGTCTCGTGCTGCTGCTGGCCCTGCGGTCATCATAGATCGCATAGATGGCATAACCTGTAGGTCTAAGATAGCATCACGAATATCTTTGATGTAACTGTCTTCACCTGTTAGGGGCTTAACGATATTGTCGATATATCGGTCAACTGTCTCTGACCAAGCCTCACGCTTTTCACCAGTCCAACGGGCATAACGTGATAGTGCAATAAAGTTTTGATAGGGGGTAGGGAGCATATTGTTCATTCTTGTTCGTTTCCTCGTCCACGCATTGTTTTGTCTTCACCTAGCCATACCAGACGGTCAATGTCTGCACGACTAATTCCTATGTCATTTAGTTCCTTGTCACTTAATGCATTAAGCTGTTTGATGGTATTACGATGTTCTCGCCATGTTGCTAGGTAGTTTACCCAACGCCAGAACCAAGTCATACCTGTTTTCTTCTTACTCATCTTTATTGTACCTCATGTGATCCTCTATAAAATCATACACTACCTGTAAGTCTAACTTAGCTGCTGCACAGTAGAGTACTAATTTCAAACCTTCTTCTTGTAGTAGCTTGGCACAATTATTATCAAGGTGAAACTGATAGGTTGCACTGCCATCTTCGTGTTCCTCTACAGTCTCTACACCAATCATACCAGTCATTACCTTTTGTCTCCATTTCCACTAATGACCCCACGTTGTTTGCGGTCTTGTAGTTTCTTCAAGTTAGCTGCAGCAAGGTCTGACATACTTACGTTTAAGTCACGACACAATGCAGCAATATACCACAAGCAATCACCTACTTCATCAGCAATAGCTGCACGATCAAACTTACCATCACGTAATATCTTCTTTACCTTGTTGGCTACTTCACCTGCCTCTGCTGCTAGTCCTAACGCAGGGTAGATAACCTGATGCTCATGCTTATAGATAGCTGTCTGTGCTGCTGCAGCTTGATATACATTCATTTCCATTTCTGTCTGGCTGAAGTATTCAAATGCTTCTATATCTTCTTTGCTGATCAATGTATCATTCCTTCCGCTGTTCCTAAGTTTATAGCTGCATATTCTGCAAAGGCTAGAAACTCTTCTTCACTTACTGTTTCATCTTCCTGACATTTTGACATAAGCAAGTATGTAGCTTTTCGTCGTAGCCCTTCTACATCTTCTTCTTGCTTTATCATCTCGAAGAGTTCCATATAGTCCATTAGTGGCATCACATTAGCCTTCCATAAAATTTAGTCGGGCCTGTGTCGTTCTGATCGAATAGATACCAGCAACAATTATCCTTACCTGTATGCTTTGAACCTTCAATCCACTTAACTCTACCAACACTGACAACTCTGGAACAGTATGTCATAAGTCTAGCTGACTGTTTAGTATGCATCCAATCTGCATCAAACAACAACCAAGTAGGACATATGTCGATCCATGTCTCTATGAACTGGTGTAGGAAGTTACGTTCCCACGGTGGGTTAGTAATACAGAAGTCCATCACCTCATAGCCACCAAAGTCAATATCAAGAGCATTATGCTGAACAATGTCAGGATGTCGTGGTTCAATGTCGCAAGCATATATACAAGTCCCATGTCCGTCTGTAAGATCGTGTACATGTTGGATTAACCGACCATCCCCTGCACAAGGCTCAACAAAGTCGAAAGTCTCCTGCGGAAGATGGTCGATCAAAGGTGCAACGGCCTCTATTGGTGTCGGGTAGTAATCTCTTTCAACACGTTCAAAGTTAGACCGTTTACCCATTACTTTCTCCACTTACTTACAAGTTCCATATAGTGTTCCAAACCAACCATAACAACCCACTCTTTTCTATCCCCACGGAAGAAAACAACAGGTTCATATTGACCGTCTTGCTTTGCTTGTTCAATCCAGTCGTATATGGTTGCTAGGCTCTTTCGTCGCTTTACTTCGATAGACAGGGGAAGAAGGTCTCGTGCCTTTGGAGACAGTTGTATATCTTCCCCTGACTGGCCCATAGCAGTAGAACGAACATCGTCAGGTTCAAGTTCAGGGAACGTCTTAAGGATAGTATCCCTGATCTCTTGTTGTCCTAGTCGTCCTTTTGCTTTACTGCTTCGGGCGGTTGCCATAGCTCTTGCTCCCTACGTCTAAGCCAAAGAAGTCTGGCATTTTCTATTACACGGTCAATGTCACCATTGTATGCATCTATACATTTCTTCCACAAGTCCTGTTCTGTTTCTGCACCATCAAGTATCTTATCAGCTTTTACAGGGCCAACCTTATAAAGACCTATGATATTATCTGCTGCATCACCAGTTAAGATTTGCTTATAGAAAAACTTAAGTCCTGACCATTCGTCTACGTCTGACCACTCGCCACGACCAAAGTTAAAATGCCTACACGGTATCTGTAACATATCTTTGTCGATAGATGCTACAACCGTGTCAGTGCCAAGTCGGGTTGCTTCTATTGCTATCAGATCATCAGCTTCTTCTCCTTCACTTATGATTGCGTTATGTTTATCCACTAGATACTGCCTCACTTGCGGTAGGTGTAATGGTTTAGCTGCATCCTTACGGTTTCCCTTATAGATATGTGTCTTTGCTACATCATGTCTAAAGTTCCCTTTACCTGTCAAATACACCTTGTAATCATTAGGTGAAGGGAACACTAGAGTTTCCTGCAGGATGTATTGGATAAGCTCTTCTGCCTTTTCCTCTGCATCTTTAGGTAACTTGTCTTGAGTAGCAAAGGCTGCTCTATAAGCGATAATATCACCGTCGATCAGCACTTTGCCAAATGCCATTAGAAGTCACCCCAAACCATACTGCCATCGTCCTTCTCAAATCCTACGGCCTTAACGTAGGTGAAGCCCATAGCTACAGCAAAGTCTGTGAACAGGTTAGCTAACTGATAGATGTCTTCAACGTCCTCACGATAGATTGTGATGTTACCGTTGTAACCATCCTCTTCTGCATCAGCTACTGCTTCTAAGTTTACATTCATTAGGCTACCTCAGTCCATGCACCGATGCTGTTAGTTTCTGCAGGTTCGTAGGCTACATGATCTGTAACACCAATAGCGTTCATACGAACACCTGAACCATTAGAGTAAACATCAAAGATGACTTTAGCTTTCGTACCATTGCCTAACGGCCCATCATCTTCAAAGCTCCACCACCGTTTGTTATCCTCACCTTGTGTAAGGTCAACGACAGCAATAGGCCCACCATAGTTTACCTCAACAGGCTTACCTTTGTTGTCGGTGAAAGTCTTGATGTTGTCAGAAACTGACCGTTTCATCTTCATAAACTTACCGATGCCAAATTCAGCTTCACCATCTACAATCCGTTGACTGCCCATCGGGCTAGGATTTAAACCTTCTGCAAGTAACTTGTCGATGTCCTCTTCATTAGTGAAGTATGCGTTCATTACATACTGACCACCTTTGTCTGCAATTTGCTTTGCAATCGTATTCCCATTCGGGTCTCCCATGTCTGCATTTTCTGGGAATACTTTAGCATATTGTAAGACCATTTCCATTTCATATCGTGCCATATGACATTTCCTTTCGTCGAGTCTGGTAATTATATATAAGTGCTTTTTTCGCAGTTTGTAACACTAAAGTAGAAATTTATTTTCTAATGGATGTCTGCGTATGTCCGTCCGAACTGTGCATCTATCCCAAGTGGTACATTTAGTTGAATTTCTTGGTTTACTTGGTCGATTGCCATAGTCATAATGTTTTCTTCTTTGTCCTCATTCCCCTCTTCTACTAGAGTTATAATTTCGTCGTGGAACTGACCGATAGTCTTTAGTCCCATACCACGACATCCCTTAACCCAACTGTCGAAACAGAATACACCTGTACCTTGGTTCAGCGTACTGAAACGATCCTTGTCAGACCGTAAGCTGTACCAGAATTTAGATACAGGATTCTGTACCCAAGCAGAGCCAAATAGTTCACGAACACGTAGACCCTCTGCCACCTTCTGTACTGACCAGTTACGTGACCAAAAGGCATCTAGCAGTGTCTGTGCCTCAGACTTACTCATACCTGTCTCACGGGCCAGTTTAGCGGCTCCTACACCATACGTAGCACTGTAGTTTACCACCTTGTAATTCTTACGTAGTGCCTTAAGGCTACGTTCACCTGAATTGTGTTTGTCGATGTCGTCTTGTGTGACAACACCTGCGTGTTTAGCAAGGTCAAGGTGCGGATCAAACCCATCCTTAGACATTTCAGCGACATAATCAGGATCAAGTGGTTTCATGTAGTGTCTCTTTGTCGTATCCTCTAACGAAGTCATATCAGCACCACACAGAGTGTAACCTTCGGGTGCAGTTAGACACCCCCTGATTTCTTTTCCGTAGGGTTTATCAACCGATGGCAAGTTGACCAGTGGTCTTGCGTGACGAAAGCGTAAGGTGTTAGTGAACCCTGCAACAGTTGCTTGCACGTATCCATCGTTCTCTGTTTCGACCATTGATCTAAGAACTCCAATACGATGAGAAAGAACAGACAAGCCATCAAGCAGACTAATAGCAGGTTCTTGTTCAACCAGTTCACGTACTGAGGGACAGAGTTCTCCGTCTTTCCGTACCTGTTCCAATTTCCGTTCATCACCAGTTACCTTATCCTTTAGGTATTTGAAGGTACGAGGCTTCCACCCCAAAGAGAAAAGCCAATCTTTGACCTGCTCCACACTATTAGGATTTGCTCGTTCTTCTCCTGTTTTGACCACCATAGACAATGTAGAAATCGGTTGGTGTTCTTGCTTGCATAACTGAACCCATTTTTCGCCGTGACTAGAAAGTGTACCGTCTTTTTTGTACATGACTTTCGGTTTTGTCTTGGTAGTAAATAGATTACGTTTTGGCATAGCATCAGCCAAGGCTTCTGTCTTTTCATGCTTTAGGTCTTCCCATTCCTGTAGATGGGCTTTTGCTTTCTCTACATCTAATTTCCATCGTAGGGTCTCCTGTTCTCTTGCACAATCCATCTTGAACATAAGGTAATCAATAAAGCGGTCTTTCTCCCCACTGTCCTGATACAGTTTGTTCAGCTTCAAGTCCAAGTCACGGTGTAACCGTGTGTTGATCTTAACGTCCTCATTGCAGCGGTGGGCATACTCTTCGGGTGTTAGGGTATTCCAGTCCTTGATCACTGGTTTAGGTACTCCATAGTCCTCTCCGTAGCCCTCAAGCCCATGTCGCATACGATCATGGTTTAGATACCACGACAAAGGTAGAGTGTCGATCAAACGAGACTTTACTTCGATGCCTAACACCTTTTCCACTGCAGGGATGTCAAACCTGATGATGTTGTGACCAATGAGTGTAGGTGCTTCCGTAAAGAAGATACGCATAGCCTCATAGTCATGGGTATGATGCACATTTCCATCGTCCCCCTGCCAAGATAAAACGTGTATCTTTGTTAGTTCGTCTAGTAGACCGTCTGTTTCAATATCGAATACTGGCAATTATATAACCTCTCGTAATGTAAACGTATCGTAGTTGAACCGCATCTTACCTGCTGATCCTTCCTCAGAGGATGGACGGTTCTTCTCAATCTTGAGATACGTTGTGTTGCGTTCCTGTAGGTCTTCAGCTTCTTTGTCACGATACAAGTCGATGATAACTGATGCACGTTGACCAATCATCTTACAATACTTGAAGTCACCGTTCTCGTTAGTGTGACCAATGCTTACGATACCCACGTTTAATTCTGCTGCAAGTTTAGACAGACGTACTGACAGGTCAGCCAACTGTTGTTCTTTGCTTTCCTCAGACGATCCAGAGATTACATCTTGGATAGGCTCAAAGAAGATAAACTTACATCCACATGCCTGACTAAAGAACCTAATCTGGTCAATCAAATCTTCAGCACTTGCACCATCACCCAAGAAGAACTGATAGAAGTTTTCATCTTTGGTGATGTCTTTGATAGCTTGCACTACATCATCACCACGGTTCTTTAGATCAATCAAATCCCTACGTGTCAGGTTGTCGTTCAGGTGGTACGACACAAGACCAAGTAGTGACCTTAGTTTGGTTTCTTCTAGATGCCATGCAGCAATCGGTATGCCTTTCTGTAGCATGTTGTATTCTAGATACCGCATTAGCTCTGTCTTACCGATCCCTGTAGGTGCTTTGAACACTGTAAAATGTCCTTGCATCAAACCAAGTATCTTGTCGTCTAGTGCCTGAATACCTGTCTCCACGTAGATATGCTCTGGTGTATCGTGATACAACGACAGAAACTGGTCTGCAGTGTTTAGGATATTCTCTGGTGTATACTTCTTTGCATTCCACCATGCACTCTTAAACTCAGCTTGCGCACCATTCTGTAGAAACTCGTTAGCGTCCTTGTATTTGTCGTGTGGTACACGATAGACCTTGTTAGGGAATAGTTTAGCCATACGATCAGCAAGAGAATTACCTGCGTCATCTGTATCGACAGACAGGATGATCTTCTCAAATCCGTCCAACCATTCCTTACAGTTCTCCCAGAGCTTCTTAGAGGGCGTAGCAGAGGGTAAGGACACAACAGGGTTAGTGTAGCTGCTCTTAAGCATTTGTGCCACTGACAGGGCATCTAGTTCGCCCTCTGTTACCGTTACCATCTTAGACGACCCAGATGTAAACAGGTTCATACCGAACAGTTCATCACCCTTGAAACCATCTTTGGTGTAAAAGGCTTTCTCGTCTAAACGACGAACCTTAATTCCCCCGCTGGGGTATACATACTCTTGACGATCTGGGAATGTCTTTACGCCGTAGTCTTCCATTGTCGTAGCATTGATACCACGCATGGATTGATAACGACCATCATCCTTACTCTCTATCTTCTTTGGTGTATAATCAATTACTGCCATATCATTCCAATCATTATTCCCACTGGTGGGGTATTTCTCTTTTGCCCAAGCGAAGGTTTCTCTCTTCGATGGGTAGCCTTGGCTGCAAGCGTGGCACTTCCCATAACCATCAGTGTTGTAACTGAAAGCATCAGAAGAGCCACACGACACATAAGGACACGGTTTGTGTGCTAGTTCTGCCATGTGACTCTCCAGTTTGTTTAAGACTTACGACGAGATTTGAACAACACGTTCTTATCATCTTCGCTTGTTAAGGTATCAAGTTGCTCACGTTGTCTACGCATAATGTATAATGTCGCATCAGTCATATTATTGACACCACCTTGGAACTTAGCCATGTTCTTTTCAACAAACCGTTCTGCATATTCCATATTACGATCACAGATAGAACCTAGTGCCTCTTGTTCACCAAACTCATTTGTGTATGGTTTATCCGCAATGTTGATAAATGCTTGTCGTGCAACATAATTCTTTGCATCTTTCACAGAACGTCCACCACGTTTGATTAGCTTCTTTGCATTACCAACGGTGGGTTTCATCTCTAAATCTAGACATTGTTGTTTTGCTGTGTTCCATACTGCTGAAATAGTTGTCATATCGGGTCTCCTAGTTTACAACTTTAAGTTCTGGTTTCTCTGTCAAGAAGTCTTGTAATTCTGGTTCTACAAGGTCTAACACTTCCTTTAACGACAAAAACCATTTTGCATAGTCTCTTGCGATACTTAATCCTACGTCATCTTGATCATATCCTTCCGTTATCTTATCCAGAAGCACCTGTGCAGCATCTTCTGTATTTCCACTGTACCGCTTGCTGTACATCTGTGCGATACCTTTAATTGCACCCATAGCCTCTGACACATTGTAGTCTGGTACAGTTGGCATGGATGCCTTACGTTCTTTTACTTTCTCCGCTGCCTGAAACGGCGTTATCTTTCCCTCATCTAAGTCAGTATTTACATCATTAAACTCAGGTAATGTTCTAGCGTCATTGTAGTTGGCCTTAGTCTCATTTACCTCTGGTGCAGTCATAGGTTTATCTGACGACACAATTTCTTCACGTAATTCCTCTGGGGCAGATAGGAGTGCCTCTACAGCGTCATGACTAAAGTTTTGTACCGTGTACGGTACTTTTCTAATCCTGTTTAATCTTTTACCGTATTGATAAGAAATTCCACAATCATCAGCAAACCTGCCAACAAACCCTGCCATCTTGTTGTTTTCTGACAGGTGAATATCAGCAGCCCTGTTCATCCATTCTAGCTTACGATGAAAGGCACTGCCCATATCAACATCAGCTTGCTTAAAGCCCTCAACGCAATCATGCCAGTTGTAAACGACATCAGAAGATGCCTTAGCCATAAGTTCATCAAAGTATTCGTCATCATCCATACTTATGTTTCCTTCTGTAGTAGTAATAGTATACATAAGACTAAAACTTATGTTTTACAAGGGACACTTGCTTATAAGTGCTTTTTGTTGATTTAGTAACATCACAAATTGTTACGGATTTTTTCGAGTGCTGCTTTTTCGTGTCGTGATACCCACATTTTGTTACGACCCATATGAACACCTACATCATCTTGTGTAAGGTCATCCCAGTATCTCATACGAATGATTGCCCACTCTTCTTGTGTTAGGTGGCTGACAGCGACAGTCTGAACCCTAGCAAACCATTCTTTCTGTTCGTACAGGTCTTCTGTCGATGGTGCTTGCGACATGTATTCTTCATACTCAACAGAATCAGCATACAGTGCCTGATGTAAGGCAGTAGCAGTCCAACCATCAACATCATCATCAGCACTCATTGCCTTTGCTTGATGCGACTTAGGCACTTTAACAGGTGATCTAGACAAGTTGTAATACTCATTCATCACTGCTTGTGCATGAGAATACAGTAGGTTCTTGTCGGTTTTACCTTCAGCGACCATTTCTAGCACTTTTACGACACCTTCAGACACTAGGTCGTCATACTCTTGTGGATCGTTATATTTCCTCGCTAGGGATCGACATATTTTCATAATATCATCGTTATTCATTATCATTCTCCTTTTATTATTAATACTGCAGCTTTTGTCAAAATCTTACAGCATCATCATTTTCCACGCAAACTAATTGCATTTGTTCTTTTACCTGCTCTTCATACAATTCAAAACCATAGAAGCAATCATACATAGATTCATATTCTTCTATAATTTCCACTGAGGGGACACCTTGGTACGCCCAGACTACAACTAATAACCAATTCATTCGTCTTGATCCATCAGTGCAGCCCAAGATACAGGGTACAGTTTCAACATTTCACCATAGATCACAGATGCTACAATGCGTGTTTCTGCTTGTGTATCCTTGGCACAGCGTAGTTTACACATATCAGCCCACGCATCCAGACTACCAGACCAATACCATGAGGTCATCATGTTCTGTGGTAAGATGGATCGTGCCTGTTCTGGTGAAACACCTTCCTTAATCATCATTTCATATGTCGTCAGTGCATTACGTAAGGTAGCATGAAACATCATTTCAGCTTCTAGACTAATTTCCATCGGCCCCCCTGAACCCTGTTTAGAGTTCTCAGGTTTCTCACGCCAGTATGGTTCATAGAACTCTGGTTCATGTGTTTTATATCGCCTCGACACTTCGTTTATTCTCAGGAATTTATGCTTAACAAGTTGTCGTGCTACAAACACTGGTGCGTCAACTTTAAACGTGGCGAAAGCATGTCCAAATGGGGACGTATGCTTGTGCTTGGCTAGGTAGTTGATTAGACGGACGTCCTTCGTACTGAGGGTACGATATTCCCCTGAGTGTACCTGTCCTACCCAGTCTGATGTTGCGTTGTATGACACTCGTGCGCTATTCACGACAGTCAAGTCATCACCCATATGCTCAATCAGGTCTACGTTGATTTCACCTTTTTTCATTAGGCTGTTCTCCTTTGTGTTTACGTTTTCTGTCAGGGACAGGTTTCTTTTTGTCGGGTACTACCCTTGGTTTGTACTTAGGATGCCTAAGTGCTTTTGCAATAGGG